TTAATTGAACTGCAGACTTTAATGTATATGCTCCAAACTGAATTAGAAAATGTTGATAAGCAATTTGGTAGAGTTTACAATTTCATTGATTCTGTTAGGGGTAGATAATGATTGATAGATTTTTTTATAATATGTTTGGCAGACTTGACAATGCTATTTCATTTGTTGAGACTTATGCTATAAAGACAACTACATGGTGTTGGCACTCAAGAGTAAAACTTTTAAAGAAAAGAAGAAGTAAAAAATGAGTATAGAATATAGAGGTGAAACATTTTCTGGATATAATAAACCTAAGAATGACAGAACTAAAACTAAAAAATTTTCTGTACTTGCTAAGTCTGGTGATACAATAAAACTTATTAGATATGGTGATGCCAATATGACCATTAAAAAAAACAATCCTAAAAATAGAAAATCATTTAGAGCTAGACACAAATGCGATACCAAGAAGAGTGTATTAACTGCTGGGTATTGGAGCTGCAAAAAGTGGTAAGCAGATGAAGATTGTTGTTATACTTATGGTTATGTGTAGCACTACACCGGGTAACGATTGTAAACCAATACCAACTTCTCAAGTAGAATTTAAAGATATGTATGAATGTACAGTTTATGGTTACAGTTATTCAGAACAAGTTATAATAGAATTGGGTGCAGAATTTATAAATAATTATGGTGCTTATACTAAATTTGCTTGTGAAAAAAAGGAGATAGTATAATGGCAAACAAGACTTGGAACAAGACTAAATCAGTAATGGCAGCCGGATGGTGTAATGTATGTAAAAAAGAAATGCTAAGTGATGCTGGTGGCTGGATAGTAAACGCAGAAAAAAAACACTTTTGTCATGATGGAAAAGATGGTAGTTGTTTTGATAAGTATATTAAAGAAAAACAATTAATGGCAGAAGATGCCACTTACGAAAAGGAAATATAATGCCGGGTTATCATACTAAAAAAGATGGAACAAAAGCCAAGAAGGGTTTGTACTATAACATTAACCAGAAAAAAAAATCTGGCACTTCGAAAAGTAAAGCTAAAAGTACAATAAGTGCTAAGTCTTACAAGTCTATGCTAAGTGGTTTTAAGAAGTAATTTTTTATTCTTTCTTTCTAACTGTCTAACATAAGACCTAAGATCATCTATGGTATGTTCTTGATCTTCTATTTTTAATCTATATTTTAGATGCCAATTAATTCCTATAACACTTCTTTTAGTTCTTGAAACTCTTGCCATATAGTTTGTTCCTCTGACCAATATCTTTTCTTGTTAGCTTTCATTTTTATTGAATGTAATACTGTGGTATGATCTTGCTTAAAGTACCTACCAATATTTGTTAGATTCATTTTATATTTTTCATTTAATAAATTATGAATAATGTTTCTTGATCTTACAATATCTAAAGTTCTTTTCTTGCCAAGCAATTCTACCTTTGATACTTCATATTTTTTACAGATGTAATCAATAATATTATCTATGATTGCTTTTTGTGGTGATGAAAAAGAATAACCTACAATCTTTACAAGATTATATTTATTTTCTTTTAAATGTTTTTTGGCTAACTTATAACCATTAACAAATGCGTTCTTGTATATTTTCTCTTCTCTTTTATTTAGATTTGCGTAATGACCGGCTTTCATTGCAAGTTTAATTTCATTGAACCTTGTATTTTTAGTCATAGAATCCCCCCATGTTCCTCTTGTTTTTTTTAATAATAAAATTAATAACTATCTAGCTGTCATTAATTCTTCTTGCGTCTTTTCTATTTTCCAAAACAATTCATAAGAATCTTTTTGATACTTATTTGCTTTGTACTTTGCTTCCAGATACTTCTTGTGTTTCTTTTCTTGAAGGTCCTTTAGCTTCTGTAGACGCACTTTGATGTTTTCCATCATGCTCCTTTTTTACTGTTGTAAAATCAAGTTTAATATTCTCAATTTTTACTTCTACATTTGTTCCTTCATTGGAACTGTTTGCAGCCTTTTCTACTGAATCAAAATCTTCGGTAATTTGAAAACTACACTCTCCGTTTTTGATTCTTGTATATTTTGTCATGATTTATCCTTTTTGGCAACCTCTTTTTTGATTAAAAAATCTATGTATTGTTTGGCTTTTTTTAAATCTTCCACTCCGTTTTTTAATCTCCAACGAGATATATACTTCACAACATTCCCTTCACAGAAATTTAATTTGTTGGCAATAATAAAATCAATAGGCTCTATTGCGTTAGCTATATAATGCTTTGGCTGTTTGATTGTATCGGTCATATTTTTTTTTGTGTCCTAGAGGGGAAAACTAACGAAGGGAACTAAGAAAGAAAAAAACCCCTCTAAGACTATACAAATTTTCTTTTTAATTAAAACTTGTATTCTGGTTTATTACCAGAAATAGGTGCTTTTGGAAACCCCTTATTTCCAGCTGATTGTGGAACAGCACTTGGATTGTTAGGTGTCAATTTAATCTTGATTGCTCCAGTTAAATTACCACTATCATCTTTTGCGTTCCATCCTGCAGGATTGTGCCAAGTCTCTCCTATCTTTGTACCAATGGTCCATTTCTTTCCCTCTGGTGCATTAGGATTTGGGGGTGCTACCCAATCCGGATGGTTATCTGCTGACTTGTTTTCGTTAGGTACTAAGTTTACCCATATTACTTCTTCCATATTTACTCCTTTGTTATCTTCAACTATTGTTGAACATTATTTAATTGTAATTCACGAGTTTCAGCAACATCAGTTATCTGTCTGTATGCTCGTAAATTGTTTTTAAGTAAAAAATGAACACTATCTCTATGCTTATTCTTAGCAAGATTTAACCCTTGTATAGTTTTAGCATTTTTAAGTTCATCTTTTATTTCATCTACATTCACAGATTCATCCATGTATGTAGGCTCTGCAGATTTCTCTACAGAATTTTGTTTAAAGGGTTTGGCTTCATAACCATCCTCATCTTTAATACCGGTTTTAAGATTTAACAGATTTAAGAACGCATACTTTCTTGAGTATGACATAGCTTGACCCGTACCAAACTTATCTAATCCACCCATTGCCGAGCAACCATCTACTAAAACAAATTGTGTTGGATCATCAACGTCATGTACTTTCATAGTACATACAACCATGACCATATTCTTATCTGTTATTTCTGTTAGGTAGCTACAAGTTGGGTACAATCCATTATTCAATAATGATTGCGTTGCAGTTTCTTGTACTGCGTCATGCAATAAAGGATTAAAGTGCATCCCTTTTACTTTTTCTGCTTTCTTAACACTACCAGCTTCAATACAAGCCGAGTGCAATTTTTGGTATATNNTCATGTTTCATTCCCCATAGGTTAGTTATTAATTGTAGTTGTTCTGGTGCTAAGTCTTTATAATAAAATGGATGATTTAAGTCTGGTGGTTCACACATCATTGCAAGTTCTTGTATATTACCCTTGCAAAACATAATCATCTTTTCCCAGAATAAAATCTTCTCACACATTTTAAAGTAAAGGTGTTCCAGATGGTCTTTCTTCATTAACTCATGTGATTGGTCAAACACAATATGTTCTTTGTCATTGACATAAACTAAGAATGGTATTTTCTTAGTACACATATAGTAAAACGAAGTCTGTGTTAAGTTATCAAACGTAGGCTCAGTTGGAATTGGTTGCGAACTCATTTTCCATTCCTCTTTGTTTTTAACTTTTCTAATATTAGGTGGCTTAGTTTTTAATTCTATAAATTTAGTTTT